TCAACCGGCTTGGCCGCCTTGCGTGGCGCAGGCTCCGGCTCCTCATCCTTGGGGCGCGGCGCAGTGCCACTGAACACCTTGTTGATGTGGTCGTAGTCATAGAACTGCAGGCAGTCAGGCACCGGGTTTTCGGCAATGTATTGCAGCCACTTCGCCTGCTGCTTCTCATTGTCTGCAATTGGCCCGGCCTCCATGAGGCGCATCTTGCTGGCATCATACTTGGTGGTCATGCCAGTGCCTTCACGGTAGAAGCGGATATCACACCCCTCCTCAGGGTGATCAATCTCCACGATGGCACCCGTATCCTGGTCCCGTGCCAAGTTGATGAAGGCTTTGTCCACTGTGAACGGGGAAGGCCATAGCAACGGCCCTTCTTCCTCGTCATTGCGGTCAATGACCCACATCAGAACCCGGTAGGTAGGGCGCAATGCCTTGACCACCGTCTCATCGCCTTCGGCTTCAGCCACCTGCCTTGCCTCAGCGATAGGGTCGGCTTGGCCCTGCATCTTGGACAATGACAAGTAAGCCTGATTGTCCGGGCCAATACCGAAGTTGACGTAGATGTCGTAGCCGTAATGCTTGGCCTTGGGCCAAGTAGGCGGCAGGATGCGCAACAGGTTCTTGCCATCCTTGACTTTGTACATCTTGTAGGCAGGCTTGATGTAGCTGTCGAACTGCCCGCCCTTCATGTTGGCACGTTCACGCCAATCTTCTTTGGAGCGGGACTGGTATCTAAAGCTTCTATCGTTCATTTCCTTTTCCTTTCCGTTGTAAAGTCAGACGTTCACGTTGACGACGGTAGACCATTGCATCAGTGCTTTGCGTTGGCTTCAGTGCCATTTGCTCGAAGTAGTTGCTTGCGTATAGTCTACCTAGTGCTTTTAGCATTTCACTCCTCTGGTTAAACGCATCCTTCAACGCACCCAACTTATCTGCATATTCCTTGGCTTCCAGGTATTCAGTAAATGCTGCCCGGTGGCCTTTCTCAATACTAATCTTGCTCTTAATGAGGGTATCAGTAGCTTTGGGATCTTGTTTACGATACCCACCAAAAAGGCTGCCATCAACTAGTGCCAGTTCCTCCTTCAAAGCGTCGCGTTCTGCTACTGCCTGAGTATAAGCCTCAGACACCTCGAAAAACAGGGATGGCTGCTGCATGACTTCATCATCCAGCGCCTGCTTGTCTATTTTCAGGTACTTTCTGAATTCGTCAATGTCTACGGTCATGGACGATAGTCCAGGTTGATGGCCATCGCAATACTGTACAGCAGTGGGGTCATGCGGTCACTGGCATTGTAAGAAGCCCTGAACGGTTCTATGAGTGCCAGCACTTGCCGTGCCTTGTCGTCGCCAGTGGTATTGAGCAGCACGTTGCCGAAGTAGTTCATCAGCATGATTCTCACGCTCTCAGGGTCGGTGCCTTCCAGGGCCTTAACAAGCTTAACGGCCTCAGCCCATGTCTGGCCACGCCCGCCGAGGAGCCATCTAGCCAGATCAACCGCCTCACGGCTTTGCGTTGCACTGCGTATGATTTGACGGGCTTCTTGGGCATTTTTCGCATGGATGCAGGCCTCCAGCCATACCAACGCCTGACGAGGGCTACCACTTGCATCTTCGGCAATGGCCGCAATGACTTCGTCGGTGGTTCCAAACCCCTCAACCTCGACCACAGATTGTAGTAGCTCATATATCAATTCCTCCCCTACCGGTTTTAGATCATACTTGAGACAACGGGTCTGAATGGTTTTGGGTATCCTCCCAGGTTCGGTAGTGCACAGCATCCAATACACGTGCTTGGGCGGTTCCTCTATCGGTTTGAGGAGGATGGTCCAGGCTGCTGCTGACAGACGGTGTGCTTCATCGATGATGATATTTTTGATACCGTCTCCAGCTCCAATGGCCCGGTACATTGAACGAGTGACAACGCTCCGCATAGCGTCAGCACCAGAGTTCGTTGCTGCATCGATCTCCTCCACGTTTGCTATGGTTGCCTCAACCCCGGCAAACTCATTGGCCAGGATGCGGGCCAGGGTGGTTTTACCAGTCCCGGACGGGCCGGTGAAGATGTAGCTGTGAGCGCGGTTTCCTTTGATTGCCTGTTTGAGTGAAGCGACTGTATTATCTTGGCCGAGAACTTCATCAAAACTCAAGGGACGGTACCGGGTATGCAAGCTATTTGCGGTCATAGAGGCCTGCTGCGTTGCGGAAGGTGAACAGATGCCAGAAGTGCTTACCAAAGCCAACACGCCTCAACGGAAGCAAAAAGGCTTCATTGTACTTAAACCCGGCTCTGATCCTTGATTTTTCAACCATAAGCAGGGCATTTATCAGAGCACGTTGTTGCCTAGACGTGCGCCAGGCGCAGAACATCAACCAGGCAAGCAATATGATGAAGATCACCCAAGCAATTGCCCCTACGTCCTCATACATCACGATTACTCCTGACAAACACACCGAAGTGTTTGTGCGCCGCCTCTTTGTAGGCTGTTTCTGCCTCAGCCACAGTGTCAAAACTTCCCAGGCTTATGCACCTACGGCCTATTTCTATCCTTGCCAAAAACCTGTGAGGTAGGGCCTTATTGATGTACACCCCTCTTGGCAAATTATTCTTCCTTTTTGATTTGGACCAACCGTTGCTGTTGCCATTATTCTGGCTTCTTGAAGCTTCACGAAGATTAGACCATCTATTATCTGATCTGACCCCATTCTTGTGATCTACCTCATGCGGCAACTGCCCAGTTGTGTACAGCCACGCCATGCGGTGGGCCAGATATGGCATCCCTCCTACATACAATTCAACGTACCCATCCTTGCGCCGGTAACCAGCAGTACTACCTCTTTTGAGATGATAGAAATCTCCAGTTTCCTGATTATAAAGATAGTCACGTTTAAGCCTTGTTACTAGCTGTTTAGTATCCATTACAGATCCTTGTGACTCCAGAATGCCCCTATATCCTGCATATCAAACCAATTCTTACCAATCGACGCCTTCACGGAAAGAGGCACATTGATAAAATCATATGGTTGGTCTAGCATGGCCCTGTAGATAGTTTCAATTGATTTCTCAAGAATTTGGTCATTGTCAGGTATCGAGAACGATAAATCGTCATGTATGTTTAGTATAGGATGCAGATGCCAATTGCCGGACGACACTGCTTTGTGTGATAACTCGTTCATGGCACAGCAGACCAGATCACAGGCTACACTTTGTATGGGGAAGTTGATAGCTTGGTTCCTTGTTAGGGGGTAATGATGCCTCCTACCAGTTGGGCTTTCAACATATCCCTCTTCGTAGTAAAATTTCATAATTCGATCTTGCCATTCGGCTAAGCCATCGAATGTCTCCCAGAAAGAATCCATAATGTCGTCAATAACGTCTTCAGGCACCTTCAGGTAGTCGGCAATTGAGCTATTCTTGGCCCCAAAGATGGCCGGGAACACTAGCTTGTTTTTGACCCGTGCCCTCAGGGCTTTGTCCGCTACGCCAATCTCAGGGTACCTGGCAGCCAGCTTCTGTGCCCACTCCATGTGAATGTCATAGTCCTCCCACAGGGCTTTCACCAACACTTTGTCCTTGCTGCACATGGCAGCAGTACAACCCTCTAGCTGACCATAATCAAACGCAACAAAGACATGACCCTTTGGGGCCACGATTTGCTTTCTGATCCAGGAGTCTTTGCGTTGGGGGAAATTTTGCATGTTTGGAGCATCACTACTCGTTCGCCCGGTTTCTGCGAAGGTGGTGTTGAAGTTACAGTGTAATCTACCGTCAGGGTACACCAAAGCACCCCTTCCGAATTCCAAACCATCACAGTATGTTGATTTGAGTTTGGTTTTGTTACGCAAGTCACCGATAAGTTTGGCGAGGGGATGGTCAATCTTATCAAGCACATTTTTATCCACCGAATATTTGGGTTTCCCTGGTGCTTCATCAAACTTGCGCTTAGCCTTGGATGCAATGTTGTAGTCGTGCACTTCGTGATGTTCAGGATTGACCCTCACTTCTGGGCATTTCAAGTAGTCCTTGAAGATGTCAAGGGAGTCTGGGCCAGCTGCGAAGTTGACTTCACGGTGATCTGCCTTGTACTCACGCACAACCGGCAGGGCGTCCATCTCAGCCTCAATACCAGCTATTTCCTTACCTAGTTTGGCCTGATTGCGTTTGACTTCAGCCTGGTCCACCAGCACCCCAAGGGTCTGCATCAAGGCTACTGAAGACTGCCGTGGCAGTGCCTCAAGGTAGGCGTCATGCAGCCCGCGCTCCTTCAGCAGCTTGGTCTGGGCGTGGTGGAGCTTGAGCGTATACTTCGTATCCAGGGCGTTGTAAATCAGCATCTCGCCTAGGTCGGACTTTGACATGTCCTTTTTGTTCAGCTTGAACATGGACTTATATTTTATGCCGAAGTGCTGCTTCACCAGGAAGTCTAGACTTTGGTATGGAGCCCGGAAGTTATCCTCCCCATGACCCTGCTTGCCACGCCTTTCATCCAGAAAATGGGCTTGCATCTGAGTGCATTCCCAAGTCGCGTGGTCCACGATCTCGCGTCCAAATAGCCAGATAAACCACTCGAGCTCAAATGGTGCGTTATGTGCGGCTTTAGTCGGCCCGCTGCTTCCAAGTATCCTTGCACATAACTCACTAATGATTTTTCGTTGATCAACTGAAAATGCTGATGCTGGATGTTCAACTGCAAAGCTGAAATTAGATGTTGCAGTTGATATGGCGATAGACATGATGGCTGCGCCGTCGCTGAAGGGTCTGAGTCCCCTGGTCTCGATATCGACTGCGATGGTGTCAGCCTGGGTGTCAGCCTGGCCAGCATGATCAAGTAGCGCACATAATTTTCCGTAATGGGAGGGATCTGATCCGTCAAAGCACTGCACTCCTGATCTGATTTCGCTTTCGCTATCAATTTTGCAGGGTTTGAGTTCTGCGGCCATTTCGCAAGCACGACGGACATCCATCCTGAAGCAGTGGCCGAGTTTGGATTGGAGGGGCTTTTTCTTGTCATAGGCGGTCCTCAGGATGAAGGATGGATGATAGGTAGGCATGAACCAGCATTCGTGGCTGCCTATTTTGACTGCGAACAGCCTGCCGCGCATCCCGGCCAGGTCACCTGATCCCAGTATGGCCTGCAACGGCACTGCCCCCAGGCCGACAATCAGCTTGGGCTTGGCCTGTTCTATGAATTTGACCCGTCTGGGCTGGCAACATTCTACTTCCTGCCAAGTTGGTGCGCGGTTCCCTTTGGCATCGGTGGGTCGACAGTTGCACACGTTGTCAAAAGAGCATACAGGTACAAAGCCGTTAGGAATGCACTGCCGTAAAAGAGTACCACTGGGACCTGTGAGCGGTTTCCCCGTGTTTTCATCTTCATCCCTCCCTGGTGCTTCAGCTAGAAAATACACTTCAGTTTGGCGTGCCAGCGTAGGCAACATTTTGGGCGTTTGCACGTCAGCCTTATTCAAGGGGCAGGCTTTGCAGCCAAGCCTACGCAACGCCTGCACACTGGCGCGGGCATTGCGGGGCGTGCCCAAAGGGGCTTTGCCAGCAGGCTTTGCAGCCTTGCGGGCTTGCTTAGCGAAGTAAAATGAAATGGCTACCTCCTGCTTGGGTCGTACTTACCAACACGCAAGAAATGCATCATCCTTTCAGTTGGGCTCAGCCGTTTCCACCAGGGAATTGGATGGATGCCACAATCAAGACAGTACTTTTTTGAAACTATTGTCCTGCCACCATTCAAATTAGTTGTTCTATCGCAGACAACGCGCCCGCCGCATTCAGCGCACGCCCCCTTAGGCTGTTGGAATGTATGCAGTCTTGCATTCCTCAATCTGTCCTGCATTTTATTCTCCCAGATTTGATGCCAGGATAAACAACTTGCTGCCTGAGCGGAACGTGCAGCAGTTCTCAGCGACCGACATTTCATCACACAGGCTGATGCAGCGTTGGATACGTGCTGCCGAGACGTTAGCTTGCACATCACTATGGCCGTTGAATGGCAAGTTATCCTTTATGATACCCATAGAGGCAGTTGTCAGCAGTCCCAACCGGCCGCCTTTGATGGTGAATACGGTTTTGGCGGACTCAGGGTCGGCCACTACCCTGGCCCTGCTAAGGGCGTGATCCAGCCCCTCCGGCACCTTGGTGAATTGTGGCTTGGCCTTCAGAGTACGCTTGATCAACGCCTCGTGGTCAAGCGGGTTGTCAATTTCCAGCAGCCTACCGTAGATGCTGAATTCGCTGTCCAACTCTACCGCTGCCCATTCGTCATTGATGGAAATCTCACCCGAACTGGCCTCGGACTGCTCTGTTATTTTAATCAACGAAGCACAGAAATCGTTTGGCAGCAGGCGGTCCACCTTTGCCGTCACCTTGGTGTCGGTAACATACCTTGTGAAAGCATCCCCATCACTGGAGTATAGAGTGCCTTGGTGCAGGCGCACCCCCATCATTTTCAGTTGTGTGTAGTCCTTGCTGACTGTCGACAAACATTGACCAAGCCCAATGAGAAGGTCTTCATTAAGCTCCATGATTGGCTCAAGGTCAACCGGCACCAGCCAGAGAAAGTCCTCAATCGGGAACCAGGGTAGCTTGAAGGTGGATTTGCCGGTCCTGACCACCAGGTCGTCACCCTCAATCTTGAAGACCACCGTTTCTGCATGACTGTTCTCAAGCAGCTCCTTGAGCGTTTTCCCATGCACACAAAATGCTTCTTCGGTGGGGCAGGGGGTGGTTACCCCCAAGGTGTCATTGCAGGCAATGACATCTTCGCCGGTGAAGGCGAAGCATTTAAGGATCGGTATCAGGTCATTGTCGGCCAGCGCCAAGCTGACCAGCCCAAGCTTCTTAACTAGTTCCTGTCTGTCCATCATCTAACCTCTTTATTGCTGCCAGCTGCTTCGCCAAGGATTCGACTTGCGTGGTGACATATTCAATATCGCGGTAAATTTCATCCTTCATGCGGATATGCTGTAAAGTCTCACCGTCAAGTAATCCTGGGGTAAAGTCAAAGGCATGTGAACAATCAAAGCCGAACCAGTGAAGATCACTGTCTGTGTGTGGGCCTGAGAAAGTCAGCCCTCCGTGCACGTCAATGTCCATGATTTTGTATTCTACCCGATGGGTGATGTGCCTACGCCACCACTCAACATTTTCGTCGACATAGCCCTCTATATAAAAACTGTAGCTCATTCCATAAGCCGGGTGCTCTTTCGGTACGCCAACGTACCCGCAGAGAGCCCCAAACGGGCCGCGTAGTATTTTACAATCCAGCATGGTGGCTGGGTCAACCCAATCCTTATCGTCAGGTTCATTCTGCCAGGGGCCTGGCCCCCAATCCTCCTTGTTTTTACGGCTCATTGGGGTGTCCTGAATACGAGGAGGAGATAGCGTCATTTGCTTCTGACATTTGATTTCTCACCAGGAGTTTTGAACACCAATAAGAATTCGTGCGCCGGTACTAACTTCAATCCGCGCCAGGCATTGGTAGAGCGTTTAGCAGCTGAAGCAAAATTCTTTGACAGCACAATCTGCTGCCAATAGATGAAATCGGCAGCCTGAAAGTTCTGGACTGTGTGCGCCGGGAAATCAATCAACTCACCAGTTTTCTTATCCCTGAACGGTCCAACCACGATGCAGACAAAGGCACCCGGCTTCATGTGCTTACGATGTGCGTGAGCGCAATCTAACATGGCTGAATTAAACCTACTGTAAGTCTTCAGGTTGCTGAGGTCGTTGGGCAGATCACTGTACGTTTCCAAGTTCCAGTAAGGTGGGCAAGTCAATGCCATATCAAATAGGCCAACATCTTTGCCGAGTACGCAGCCGTCACCGAGAATAAAGCTGCCACCACTAAGGTGCAGATCAGCAAGCGTGGACTTGTTTTCATCTATCTGCTCCTGCCTGATTTCGAAGCCGACGTACTCGTAGCCCATAATGGCCGACACAACGGCCCGAGGAGGGCCGCCAGCAAAAGCATCAAGAATGCGACCGCCGGGTGGTCCGTAGCGAAGCAGTACCCACTCAACCAAAGGAGCAGGGAATACGCTGTGAGTACCGGTATAAACACTATCATGATCTGCTCTCATGGTTTCAGTGCGGGTGCCGGTATGGCCGGTTTCCCCCAGCAACCTGCGCCAGTCCCTGACCCGCCTGCGGATCAGTTCATCCACGCGCCAGACAGTGGTGGTAGTCTGAAACCAAGCTTTGCCCGGTGCCGGACGTGAATACCCCTCCTTAGCGGAGATAAGGAGGGGCCTGGTTCTATGCATAACTTTCCCTGACGGGCCTTTGGTTTTATACAGCATCTTTCATCTCAGCCAATTTGGGCTCTATGTTGGTGATCAGCTTCCTGAGCTCCACAAAGAGCCTGGCAGGTATGAAGACTGCTGTATGATAAGTTGACTTACCAGCGGCAGGGAGGGCTTCACCAAAGCTAAGCCTCACCCCATCGGAGTAAACGTTCGCCGACAGGGCCGTGACCAGTGGTGCTTTCAAGTCAAAGGGGTCGGTCATTTGCCCTTCACCTTCTTTCCCACATCGTCCTTGTGAATAAGTTTGAGGACTTTGTTCTCCAGCTTGTCAATCCGGTGCCCTTGCTTGTGCAGCTTCCGCAGCATGTTGTACTGGGTGTCGCCCAGTTCAAGCTGCACGTCGCGCATGGTACAGCCCTTTTCCAGCATCTTCAGAGCCATGCTGACCTTGGTGCCCTCGGTGACGCCGTAGCGGTCTTTCTTGCCGGTTATTTTCGTGTAGTCCGGCTCGTGGCCCGGCTTGTGCTTCGGCTGGATGTCCGGTTTACCCTTTTTCTTCCTGAGGTACCTGCCGCCCGACCCTTTCCTGGGGTTTTTGTGCTTCTTTGTTGCAGGTGGCGCATCAGATACTGGTTGTCCATCGCCAGGCTGAACATCTTCTGAAGTTGGTTCCTCACCAACTTCTTCAAGTTGTTGTTCTGTCTCCTCTCCCTCTGCAACTCCTTCCTCAGGTGTTTCTTCAGGCGTTTCTTCAGGCGTTTCCGCATCCACTTCGGTGGGTTCGCTACCTTCAGCATCCTCAACTGCTCCATCGTCCTCGCTGGCATCCTCAACCTCCTCCGGTTCTGCGTCAGGGAAATCCTCTATCTCCCGTTTCTTGTTCCTGGCCTCAACTGCGTCCTGCAGCCAGTCATAGGTAGGCTCAGTCATCTTATCAAATGTAGTGTCGTCCTTAACCCCATCCACGGCTTCGGCTAATGCCGTCAGGTACTCCTGCCGGTCCTCGTAGTCATCAGGGTGTTTCTTGAACTTCAAAAGCTTGACCAGTTCTGCCTCAATCTCACTCACTTTGCTCTCCTCTGTTTGAGTTCGTATGCATAGAAATGCCAGTAGTTTACGAATATGTGGTGATCGGGCCAATGCTTCATTCCATAACACACGCCATTCCAATCCAAATTATATTCTACTCCTTCAGGCCCAATGCACCAATACTTGGGGTGGCGACCAGGGTCCTTACAAAAGTAATCCCATATTTCACGGGGGTACACCATATAGACCCTTACCTTGTTGTGCTTATCCAACAAAGCCTCAAGCTCTTCAGGCGTCACAGCACCTTCAGGTCTGTCCATTGATCAACTCCTGAATTTGCTCCCTGGATAGTTCCCCTGGGTCTTTGACCCCCTCAGGCAGCTGCCCTACCGTCACAGTAGATGACGGCAGCCACTCCTTGGCTATGAAAGCAGGCTCTACCGCATCACGGTCGAACAGTATAACGGTTTTATCGAAGCGGGCTCTTCGGCTGTTCAACAGCACCAGCTGTTCAATGGGTATGCTGGTGCCGAAGGTGCAGGTGGCCCGCACCCCCTGTTCAAGGCCGTGATAGTCCAGCTTCATGGCGTCGAACGGCCCCTCAGTGATGAACAACAACCTGCCGCCCTGCATCAGGTCGTCCTCATTGAAAATGGTCTCCTTGACCCGCTTGGAGCTGAGGTAGCGTGGTGCGGTTACTGGGGTACCAAGAGCACGGCCGGTCCAGGCAATCAGTGCCTTGCGCTGATACAGCGGTATGATCAGCCGGTCCTTGTAGCGGTCCACCATACAGCATTGGAGCTTGTACTGCCTGATTACGGCATCTGGGTTAAAGCCCCTGACCAGCAAATATTGCCAGAACTTGGCCGTGCTCCCTGTAGCCTCAATCGCGCGTAGAGTTGGTAGCACTTCAGGTGGTTCAACCAATTTAGCTTTCTTGAACCAGTCCTCACCAACTTCTGGTATGTCACTGGTGTCAATCTGGTCCGGATCGCTTCTACTGTACTGATCGACTATGATTCTGGCCTGGTGTTGCGAACACCTGAGCAGGGTGCCAATCAGGTAGGTGGCTGAATGGCCGCGATGCTCAGGGTTGCGCAGGCAACCCCAGCTTCCCTTGGACAGATTGATGCCCAGGTGTTGGCTGGGGTCTTCATCGCCGCACCACGGACACTGAATGCTGATCTCACCACGGGCCGTATTAGGCCCGCGTGAAACCCATTCTATCTGATTGTCAGTGAGGAAGTCTTGCCAGTTCATGAGTGGTAGGTGTGTAGGTTGATATGTTCGCCACAGTGAGGGCAGAATATGCGCCCCAGTTTCTGGTAGTGGGGTTTGCGTTTTGCCGGTACAGGGGCTGTCTCGTACCCCTTCTGCCTTAGCACTTTTTGTATATACATAAGGCTTTTCCCGCCAAAGTTTGGTATGCACAACAGCTCTGCATCTGTGGCCTCTGAAACCCTTTTCCAATCAATGTAATTTTCTGAGATAAAATCATACCACTGATCATGTCCGTAGTTGATACCACTCTCTTCGAATACACTCAATTTGCTCTTATTTTCTTTTATGACAAAGTTATCATGAAGTAGACAGTTGAGTGCCCTGACCCTTGATATATCTCTTCTCATGTGCTCATGCCTTAGCCGTCATCCCGCAGTATTTGCAGTACTTCTGCTTGAAAGCAGTGGTAGTTTCCCACCACTGCATCCAATGTCCCCTGCTGATGTAGCTGGGCCGCCTGATGGTTTGGCCTTCGATGATCACATGGTCCATGTAGATGTCTATCTTCATAGTTCACCTCCGTTGAGTAGTTCTTCCAGCAAACTTTTGCCTGCCAAGTTGGCAGCGTGCATGCGCTGATCCGCCGTGTACTTGACCAGTAGATCATAAATCCACACCCGTTGGGCCTGCCCTGGCCGCCACAGCCTGGCTTCGCCCTGTTTGCGGTCAATGGGTGAGTCCGGCTGCTCATAGACAATCATGTAGTTGGCGTGTTGCAGGTTCAGCGAACTGGACCCACTGCGCCAGTTCAGCACCATCACCTTACAGTCAGGGTCTTCCCTGAACCTTCGTAGTTCACCAATAGGGTCTTTTTGACCGCTCCAGATGCGGGCGCACGGAACCCCCATTCTAGAAAGGCGGTCAGCAAGGACACCGTTACTATAAACAAAATGATGGAAGATAACTGCCTTGCTGCCATGTGGCATATCTTCAATATGCTGGACAACCGCCTCAAGCTTTGGGTTGTCGTCAAACTGGACCTGTATCTTGTCATTGTCTTCCCCCTTTAGTGTCATAAAGCCTGATGATAGCTGGCGAAGCTGCAGGTAGCTGGACTCAACCTGCCGGTACTGTTTGCCCTTCACGGCATCCCGTAGATTAACCAGGGCCTTGGCCACGTAGCCTGCACTGTCAGCAGGGAGGCTAAGCAAGCGCCGACAGTACTCCTTGCTGGGCATGTCGGCAAATTCATCGATGGTGTACCTGATGCTCCTATGCTTGATGATGCGCTGCAGGTCCGGCATTAGCTGTTTCTTGAAGATGTAATCAAAGCCACCCCAATAGTTTTTCTTCTCAGTGAAGAAAGCACTGCGGTACAGCCCAAGCGTCGGGCCTAGTGTCTCACCAAAGTCAATCAGGTTGAACTGCGGCCAGAGGTCCTGCATGTCGCGGCCAAACGGCGTCCCGGTCAGCCCCAGAACGTATTCACTGGTAGAGGAAATGGCCCTGCACATACGGTAGGTCAGCGCCGTGTGGTTCTTGCAGCGGTGGATTTCGTCACAGATCAGGATATTGAAACCTTTGAAGTAATCCCTGATCTGGGTAGCATTGATGTCCCACTTCCCTTTGCCCTTTTTGGTCTTCACCGGGTAACTGACCATGGCCACGGCCGATTGATAGCAGATCACAAACAGGTCGGCGTCTCTATTTTGCAAGCGGTCAAGGTTTTCGGCGGTACTACCCAACAATGCTACACAATGCAGGTCGGGGGCGTGTTTGGCCACTTCCTCAACCCAGGTGTCAACACTGGTGATGTAGGGTACAAAGACAATGGCCCTGGGTCGCTCACCACGCTGCTTCAGGTACTTCAGCAGGGCCAAGGATAGCAGGGTCTTACCGCCGCCCATGTCCCAGAAATACATGAACCGCTTGAGTTCCAGGGCCAATAAAAGTCCTGCTTTTTGATGTGCCCAAAGATTGATACCGTTGAAGTTCGGCCTGGGCTTGAGCATCTTCAATTCAGCGTCAAGCTTCTCAATCGGTATGGTTTTAAGCCAGTCGTGGGATCCCAAGTCCCTGGCTAGAAACTCCCTGACTGCCTGCTTAGAGATCATGTTATTTTCCCCGCAGCCGCTCGATCTCGGAGCGTAAGTCGCGAGTTATGATGGCGTGATCTTCGTCCCGCTGTTTAAGCGCCTCCTTCAGCCGCTCGGTCTCGATTTCCATAGCAAGCACGCGGTTGATTTCCGCGTCGTATAGATTTTTCCAACGCTCGATCTCGGCCTCTGCTGAGTGCACCCTTCGCCGCAGGTGTACGATCTCGGCGGCCACCTTATTCATAACAGCATCAGTGCTCTCGTAGGTCGCCGACAACTCATTTCCCAAGTTATGGGCACAGTCCCTGATTGCCGCCCGTAGCCGCTCGATCTCGTCGGCGGCCTCCAAGCCCCGACGTATCCAAACGTGAACATCCGGCATGTTTGAGTCACGCAGCCGCTCCACAATGTCGCTCATGGTTCCTCCTCTCCAGCTGGCAGGTTCTGCCAATATGTGCCTCTCATGAGGCTGGAATCTACAACGAACTG